GTCGCTCCTGCTTATTCAGCATGGCAAGGTCAGGTGCAAGCACCCCAAGGCCCCCGGTTGAATATGTCACCTCCTCACTGGAGTCCATCCCAGTGAGGTCCGCAGGTGACGCGGCAAGACACGCGGTGAAGAGCCCCGAAAAGGCTCGTTCGACCCACCGTGTATCTTGGATCTCATCCATTGGTCGTAGAGATACGATTCTGGCACGTTTCCGCGCCGGTTTCGCACTTCCACGCCGATGACCAATTCCTCATCTATCTGCCATTGCGACCCATCGCCCTTGTCAGGCATTGGACGCGAACAGCGCGGTTTCTGAGGCTTTGCAGACCATATCCCTGAAGTATTTCTATCATCAGAGAAAGGCAATAAGTCCCTACCCGACACCGAATTCTGATAAAGATTGGTGTAGGTACGATAATCCACTATTCGTGGGAGATCGTTATCAACTTGTGACGCAAGTCTGTTGATAAGGTGTGAGTGCAGCCGTCTAAAACCGGCATCACCCACTTTATTGATTTCTGCAAACCAGGACATTAAGACCTCGGGGTTCTGAATCCCTTGGCCTCTCTTGATCCTGAATCGGATAGGTGTGATATCGTTGCCTTCGTAGGCATAGATCCCACAACTCTCTCGGACGCTCTGGCCTCCAACAAACGACTTTTGTTTGTTGACAACAAGGCCTAAGCGCTCCAGCAGATGCTCTATTGTTGATGTAATCCTGCTGTCACACAGGATATCATCTCCGAATACCCTAAACGGATGGAGTCTCTTGTCGTCGTACTCATAATGATTGGACATCATTTTGAGTGCTTCTGAGAAGGTACGCCTAAGTTCGGCGCTAGACTTCAATTCACCTTCACCGCTTAGAATCTCCGGGTGGTGCCACGACGAATAGCTAATCAAAGCTATCGAGCTGAACAAGACGCACTGTACAGGGAAACATAGTGCACTTCCCATAGGCGCGAATTTGACAAGTTCGCGTTCACACTTGACACCTTCCGGCGTCGTGTATTGAACGATGCTCGACCGCGTACCCAGCAAGTACTTCAGGACCTTCGGGGTGAAAGCCTTCCGGACTAACTGATTATGCACGCGATCCGACGCAGCACTCAAGTCTATCGTATCTAGCCCGTATGAATACGAGCCGTACATCGCACCATCCTGATTGTGTTCCTGATTCCTCAGGTCCACGAAACGGTTAATGCGTGACTTCTCCATGGCGCCAACGAACCAACGCATCACCTCTTGTTGGTGATACATATAGCTAGCCGGCTCCATGCAGATAGTACGATAACTCTTATACGATTTGGGTACGTATTCGAGTCTTGACTTGAGAGAACGCCTGAAGACATAGTCAACTTGCTTCAGATTCCCATCGTCATCATAGAGCAGGTGTTTCCACTGCCTACGAGGTGACAAACCTATCCGGTCACTTCTTCCGGATCTGACGTTGCGGAATGCC